TTTACCTTACAGGTAATCCTCAAATTACTTTCTTCAAAGTTGTCTACAGAAGACACACTAACTTCTCAAAAGAATGTATTGCTCAACAATTCAGTGGTAATGCTAATTTTGGTTCTTCTGTAACTTGCACACTAGCAAGAAATGGTGATTTAGTTCAAGAAATTTATTTAAGAGCTAAATTAACTTGCACTACTAATAGTGGTAAATGGACTGCAAATGATGTAACAAATTTAGTCAAAACTGTTGAAGTTGAAATTGGTGGTCAAAAAATAGATAAACACTATTCACAATGGTTAGATATCTATAATGAATTATTTGAAACAAGTCATGATTATAGAAATGTAATGAGTTCTGTTGCTGAGACAGATAGCAGTTCTTCTGCTACTTGTTATATTCCTTTAAGATTTTGGTTTAATAGAAATCCCGGTCTTGCTTTACCTTTAATTGCTTTACAATATCATGAAGTTAAAATTAATATGACATTAGCGGCAGAAACTAATATGCAATTTTTAGCAGTCGCAGATGGAGATACAATAACAGGATCAACTGTATCTGCTGATTTATTAGTCAACTATTTATATTTAGATACCGATGAACGTAGAAGATTCGCTCAAGTATCACACGAATACTTAATTGAACAAGTCCAACATACAGGTCCTGAATCTGAGAAAAATGTTGATATGACATTTAACCATCCTGTTAAGGCATTATTCTGGTCTGGTGTTGCTTGGGACAATGTTAAATTACAATTAAATGGTCATGATAGAGCTGCTGTACAAGGTCATGATTATTATCATTTAGTTCAACCATATGAATCTGGACTTGGACATTCAGGTGAACAAATGGATTCAGATAGAGTATGGAATACTGTAACAGCTGGTAGATCTACAAATACAACTTCAACCGTTGGTATGTATTCATTCTGTTTAAAACCTGCTGAACATCAACCTTCTGGTACTTGCAACTTTTCACGCATTGATAACGCAAGATTAAGCGTTGGCACTGAGGGTGTATTATATTTATTCGCTATGAACTATAATGTATTAAGAATTATGAGTGGTATGGGTGGTCTTGCTTACTCTAACTAAAAAAACTTTTTAAAAAAAGTTTAAACAAAAAACTTTTTAAAAAAAGTTTAATAAAAATTATAAATCATTTTTTTTTTTAGTTTTTAATTGAAAAATTTATTTAATCATTTTGATAGAACTTTTTGATAAAACTTTTTTTAAAAAGTTTATTTATTTTTTTTTTAATTTAATTAAATTTAATTCAAAATTTTTTTCTTATATTAAAATATAAAATGGGAGGTGGTTTAATGCAATTAGTCGCTATGGGTGCTCAAGATGTTTACCTTACAGGTAATCCTCAAATTACTTTTTTCAAAGTTGTCTACAGAAGACACACTAACTTCTCTAAAGAAGCCATTGCTCAACAATGGAATGGTGCTGGTGATACTAAAACTTGCACTTTATCAAGAAATGGTGATTTAGTTCAAGAAATTTATTTAACAGCTGCCCTCAACAAAACATTAACTGTATCTGACATAAAATCAGTTGAAGTTGAAATTGGAGGACAAAAAATTGATAAACATTATAATGCTTGGTTAGATATTTATGATGAATTATTTGAAGAAAATCGTGATTTAAAAGTTGCTTTAGCTGCCGAGCATGGTTTTGTACCATTAAGATTCTGGTTCAACAGAAATCCAGGTCTTGCTTTACCTTTAATTGCTTTACAATATCATGAAGTTAAGATTGTTGCTGAATTTACAAGTAGTATGGGTGTAGATTGTGGTGGTTTATTAGTAAACTATCTTTACTTAGATACTGATGAACGCAGAAGATTCGCTCAAGTTTCACATGAATACTTAATTGAACAAGTCCAACACACTGGTGGTGAATCCATTGCCGCCAATGCCACAGACAAAACTGTAACATTAACATTTAATCATCCAGTTAAAGCTTTATTCTGGAATGGTATGCATTCTAATACATCTGCTTATAATGCTAAAATACAATTAAACGGTCATGATAGAGCTGCTGAACAATCTCATTTATATTATACTGGTGTTCAACCTTATGAATGTGGTTTAAGACATGTTGGTAATGTTAACGGACGTACCGATGGCACCAGCACTTTATCTGCTTTTGCTCTTGCTGCCACTGATGCTGGTATGTACTCATTCTGTTTAAAACCTGCTGAACATCAACCTTCTGGAACTTGCAATTTCTCAAGAATTGATAATGCTAGATTAGTATTAAGTGGTATCACTGGTAATGATGATGCCGGAACATTAGCTATATTCGCTCTTAACTACAACGTCCTTCGTATCATGAGTGGTATGGGTGGTCTTGCTTACTCTAACTAGATAATTTTTTAGAAAAAAAAACTTTTTAAAAAAAGTTTAATCAAAAAAATAAAAAAATATAATGAAAAATTAAATTATTAATAGTAATGTTAATAATTTAATTTTTTTTTTCTATATATATAATATAAAATGGGTGGAGGTTTAATGCAATTAGTCGCAATGGGTGCTCAAGATGTTTATCTTACAGGTAATCCTCAAATTACTTTTTTCAAAGTTGTCTACAGAAGACACACTAATTTCTCCAAAGAATGTATTGCTCAAACTTTCAGTGGTAGTGTTCCTACTACAAATGAAGGTTCCGTAACCTGTACTTTAGCCAGAAATGGTGATTTAGTCCAAGAAATTTACTTAAAAATTACATCACATGCAGTTGATGATGGTGATACATCAGTAGTTTTAGGTACAGTAACTTTAACAGATACTGGTGAAAAACTTACAGCAACTAATAATATGACTTTTGCTCCTGATAGTGTAGTATATTTTAATAAGGATATTAAATTTTCAGATACTTTTACACTTTCTGCTAATACACTAGTAAAAATAAAAGCAGGGGGAACTGTTGCAGAATTTACATTAAAAGATACTAATGATGTAGATATTCTAGTAGATACTAGTGCCGATGCAACAACATTTGCTGATGTTACAATTTTTAAACAACAAGAAACTGCTAATGATTTTACAGGTGTTGATATGACAAAATTAATTAAAACAGTAGAAGTTGAAATTGGTGGTCAAAAAATAGATAAACATTATTCTCAATGGTTAGATATTTATAATGAATTATTTGAAACAAGTCATGATTTAAGAATGGCTATGACTAATGGTTCAGATGCACTTACACCTAATGTTGGTGCTACAAATTACATTCCATTACGTTTCTGGTTTAATAGAAATCCTGGTTTAGCTTTACCATTAATTGCTTTACAATATCATGAAGTTAAGATTAATATGACATTGAATCCGGTTGATGTAGCAGGAACTAAAGATTGTGAAATTAGTGATGCTAAATTATTAGTTAACTACTTATATTTAGATACTGATGAACGTAGAAGATTCGCTCAAGTCAGTCATGAATACTTAATTGAACAAGTACAGCATACAGGTGTTGAAAATGAAGGCCCAATTACTATGAATTTCAATCATCCTGTTAAGGCTTTATTCTGGACTGCAGGTGCTAATCCAGGTAATGTAAAATTACAATTAAATGGTCATGATAGAGCTGCCGTACAGCCACATGATTATTATCATTTAGTTCAACCTTATGAATCCGGTCTTGGACATTGTGGTAAATCATTACATAATGTTGATAGAACTTGGGGTCCTGTAGTAAATTCTGCTAATACTCACTGTGTTGGTATGTATTCATTCTGTTTAAAACCTGCTGAACATCAACCTTCTGGTACCTGTAACTTCTCACGCATTGATAATGCACGATTAAATGTAGACACTGTAACTAATTTATATTTATTCGCTATGAATTACAACGTCTTAAGAATTATGAGTGGTATGGGTGGTCTTGCTTACTCTAACTAGAAACTCTTTAAAACTTTTTAAAACTTTTTAAAACTTTTTAGAAAAAAGTTTAGACAAAAAAAACTTTTTAGAAAAAAGTTTAATCAAAAAAAAATAAAAATTTTTTTTTTATTTAATTATTATATGGTTTCAATATTCTAAATAATACTGTAAGAAATATAATAAAATAACTTGGTAAAAGTATTTCACCATTATCTTCCTTATTAGAATTAATTATTTTTTCATAATTTATACCCCATTCTATTAGTCCTCCTTGTGTAGTTATATAAACTAAATTAATAATATTTAATATTATTATTAAAAATATTGGTGATAAAATTATCCATAAACTACTATCATTTTCTTGATCTTCTTTTTTTGTCATATATTAATTAAAATATAAAAATAATTAAATGTATTTTTCCTAAAAAGTTTTTTTTTGTCTAAACTTTTTTCTAAAAAGTTTTTTTTTTGTCTAAACTTTTTTCTATAAAGTGTTTTTTTTTGTCTAAACTTTTTTCTAAAAAGTTTTTTTTTTTAAAAAAGTTTAGTTTAATAATTCTCAACATTAATTGCATATAATTCATTTTTAATATGTTCTTCAACATTTAAGTTTTTAATAAATTTTCGAATTTGTCTCATAGTAACTATTTCATTATTACGTGTTAAATCTTTACATAATTCATATGAATTACTAATACCATGTTTTCTTAATATTACTTGAATACCTTCAATAATAACTACACAATTATAATGTAAATCTTCATTAATTAAAACTGAATCTACATCTAATTTATTAAAACCACTTTTAAAATTCTGATAAGCAACTAACATATGACCAAAAATAGTTCCTATATTACGTGTAATAGTTGAATCAGTTAAATCACGTTGTAATCGTGATACTGGTAATTTTTCGGACATAAAATTTAATAAAGTATTTGCTAATAATAAATTACCTTCACTATTTTCAAAATTAATAGGATTTATTTTATGAGGCATAGTAGAAGAACCAACTTCATTAGAATCGAATTTTTGGACAATATAATTAATAGAAATATAATGCCATATATCTTTATTCATATCAATAAAAATAGTATTAATTCTTTTTAAATTGTCAAATACAACTGATAAATTTTCATAATTATCTATTTGAGTTGTATATTTATTTCTTTCTAATGAAAAATAACTCAAAAATTCTTCCATTATTATATCCCATTTAATATTAGGATATGCAGCATAATGAGCATTTAAATTACCATTAGCACCACCTAGTTTACCATAATATCTTATATTTTTAAGTAAATCTAATTGTTTTTGAATTCTATAATGAAAAACTCTTATTTCTTTGCCTAATGTTGTTGGAACTGCCGGTTGTCCATGAGTACGACTAATCATAATAATATTTTTCCATAATAATGATTTTTTTAATAAATCTTCTAATATAGTTTCTAATAATGGAATTATTTTATCTTCAACACATTCTTTAATACTTAATGTAATACAATTATTATTAATATCTTGTGAAGTTAAACCAAAATGAATAAAGGATTTATAACGTGATAATCCTAAAACATCAAATCGCTCTTGAATAAAATATTCTACAGCTTTAACATCATGTTTAATTTTTTTTTCAATATTTTTTATTTTAATACAATCATATATTTTAAATGTTTCATAAATAGTTCTAATAATATAACAATCGGTATTAGTTAAATCTTTTAAACTTTCTAAACCAATGTCTTTTAAATGAAGAAAATATGCTATTTCAATAAGTACTCTGTATCTAAATAATGCAAATTCCGAAAAATAATTATTTAGACATTTTGTATATTCATAGTAACGTCCATCTATAGGTGAAATACATAATAAATTATTTTCCATAATATTAAATTAATATTAATATATTTTTATATACTATAATGAAATTTATTCGTAGTATAGTTGATAATAATCAAATTATTATGTATTTTCAAAATGATGATGGTAAAATTAAAAAAAAAAAAT